TACGATCAGAAAACGGTTTTGAAGACATAACAAAAAACGCAGAAACAGGTGCAATCACATCTAATGCAGCTTACGGACAAACTATTAGAGGTGGTGTTCAATCTCTATCAGGAGCCGGTGCAGTTGATCTAACTAACTTAATTACTGAGTTAACTACTACTGGAGCTAATGCATTAACTTTAGCTGATGGTACAACTTCAGGTCAAATTAAAATCGTTAACATGATTGTTGATGGTGGAGATGGAACTTTAACTCCAGCTACTTTTGCAAACGGAACTACAATTACTTTCGATGCAGTAGGAGAGTCAGCTACTTTAGTTTGGAACAGCACTGTTGGTTGGGTTGCAACTTCAACAGTTGGCGCAACAATAGCGTAATAATTAATTTAATGTGGGCTTCGGCCCACATAAATTTTAAGGAGAAAAATTATGGCAACATCAGATCAACAGTTTTCATGCAGAACTTCTGACGGAAGATTTGGTAAAGCAACAGACGCATCTAGTAATTTTATTGGGCCAGCTAGAATAACTTATATTCAAGCTGAAGGAGTAGCTAATAGTAATATTAAAATTTATGATGGAACAGATGCATCAGGTGCTTTAGTTTATGAAGCTAACTGTGGAACAGAAGGTATAGACGTTTATGTTCCTGGAAGCGGAATTAGATGCAGAACTGGAATATATTTAGATTTAACTAATACGACATCGGTAACTATTGGTTATACTGGCTAGGAGGTTAAATGGCT